TAGAGGTTACAGGTAGGCACGGCCACGCCCATTCGCTTAAAGCGTTACCTAAAACTTGAGGAACAAGTAGTTTAATTCTTTTATACCCATCAGGGTCTTCGTTTTGTTTACAAATACCTCTGTATACCCCGTAATGTTTATCGCTCATGTTAGCCTCGCTATTCTAGCTGCAACAACTGGAGAGCGTCTAGGTTCTGTTTTTTTAGACACTAGATTTCCTTTATTTGAAGACCAAGTATTATTAGACACCTCAAAGGATTTTTTGACAGGGGCGGTTCTATTTTTTGAGGTAACTAATCTAATATCAGCTGTAGGCTTTAATTGCACAGATGAAGAGATTAGTTGACTTTTTGGTTTTTCTCTTGTCTGTCTAACATTTGGTTTAATTGTCCTGTTTTGAGTTGCTGAGGGTACCTCAGGAGCTCCTGGGATGTTTATACTACCTAGAGAGTCTGTTCCTAAAACTAAATAAGTTGTGTAAAGATTAAAATTTAACTGAGATTCCTCTACACGGTGTTCAGTTTCTAGTATCGTCCAATAACCAGTGTAAGAACCCACTCCGTCTAAATATATTGGTTTACTTGGGGACAGGTTGCCGTTTCCAAAGACTACGGCTGTGGCTCTGTAAGGAAATTTAGAGTTTTCATCTGCAGCTTCGGCTTCGTATGTGGCCGTCTCAAAATCGTTAGCAACGATTGTAGTTGCGTATTTATCAAACAACTGTGTTTGAGATTTTTTTCTAGTAGGCTGCCCCGCTTTTGATTTAGTTACTTGAACTAAGTCACCTGTTCTAGGGTCTATACCCGTAATTGCAGTCGCTGATTTATCTGACATACCGTGAGATAAAGTCTCTCCAATAACAGGGTTAAACTTGTAGATATTTTTATCTGTTTTTCTTCCGTATTCGCCTTTAACGTAATAAAGAGCTTCAGAGATACCTTCTGTAAATTCTTTTAGGTGGGGTTGAAAATATAGTGTTGTTCCTTCTACGTTTAAACTATAACCAGATTGTTTAGCTAATTTTCTTAAAAACTCCCAGTCCGTTAGACCAGCCTGTGATATTTGTGGGTACACTCTTGGATGGGGTTCAATTTTGTATGAGAAACCGTTTTCTACTGCAATTTTTTGAGCAATCTCACTTGCAGTAACGTTTCTAAAAATATCTTGGCTAGCTTGTCTCATTACGTAAGAAGCTCCAATTGCCGATACCTCAATAAAGTTTGACACCGAATCCATATCAGCTTTAACGTCATGAACGTACCCTACAAATTCTCTTTTACCAATAGATAATGTTATAGGGGTTCCTGGCTTTACCCTTGAAATGTCTACAGACCAGTCTCTAAATTGAATTGAAGCGAACTCGTGGTCAAACAAACCCTGTCTAATGTAAGCAGAGAATACTCGCTCTGGTTGAGCAGCACTAGTAGGAAAAGACACGCGTACTTGATTAAACACTAGGAATCCTTAGAAGAGTTCCTGGAGCAATGTTTTGTAAGTCTTCAACTTCAGGGTTTGCTTCCATAATTATCCACCAATACCCAGGTTTACCGTAAAATTTCATAGCAATGTTGTCTAGTCTTTCACCTTGTTTGTATGGATATTCTCTGTAGGTTAAAACTCCAAGCTCATCAAATTCGTAAAAAACCACAGGGTACGAGTCGCCATCAGGCTCAAAAGAAATAAAGTCAACAACGGAAAGCTCGTAACGTGAACCTAATCTAATTGTCATTTTTTATCCTTAATTTCCAACCGCGGTTGCAAGCGCTAGTCCTGATGTAGCAAGTACTTGTAGAGAAATGCTTAAATCACTTCTAATTGGAACCATGTCAGGAGTAAAGGATGTGTGAGTTACGCTTAAACTGTTTACATACCCTTGGTATGAAAGTGGTCCAATGTCAATGTTTAACAAAGTTGGCATTAGGTACCCAATGTCTGCAGTTTGTATACCTCTTCGGTTTGTCCATTTCATACTACCTGCACCATCACCGTTAATGGTTTTATATAAAAATTCAATATCAGCAAGGGTTCCTCTTGTAAACAAGTCCATTAATTTTTCTTCTAATTGTGCTGAGCTTTGTTGAAACGCTCCAGCAAGTAAGTAGTATTGACCAAAGTCTCTTACGGTTTCTTGACGGAGCTGTTGTCTAGCAAACAAAGCGGAATCATAAACGGCATCAGGTCTACTGGTTGTGTCTGGTTTTGGAGTTGATAGCCCAGGCCTTTCAAATCTAGCTTGAGCGCATGCAAAATCGTTAGTTCTATCTAATCTTATGTTAAAAGCAATACTTTGAGTCGCTGGAAAAGCCGCTACTAAATTTAAAAACATGTCGTTTACGTTAGGAACTGCATCCATTTGAACTGCAACTTGAGTTTGTATAGCGTCTGGGTTCCACATAAATTGAAAGCCAAACCTTCTTTCGTGGTCTCCGCTGTCTATTTTATCTATTTTTTTCTTGTCTTCTTCAGTAGAGCCTGTTTGAATAGCTACGTCAGCACTTTGACGCCACCACAAACGGCCACGTCTATATGTATCAGAAGATACTTGAGGTTTTCCAAAGGCTTGGTATGCACCGCCTGGATTGTTAACGTCCGTAGGTAATTTTGGCAGACTCCATGTATGTGGAGGCAAATTCCAAGAGTAATCGTTTGGGTCGGCTTCCGGTATTGGTGACGGAGTTGTGTCTTGTTCAACTGTAGTTTTAGATTTTGTTACTGATTTTCCTTCAAAAGGTCTAGACCCATAAGGAACTTTATTACTTGATTTAGTATCTTTTTTATTAATTTCTTTTAATACTGATGCGACTGAAAGAACAGTAGAACCAGTAAGTGCTAATTTACCAGCTTTTTTTAGTCCTTGTTTAGTAGCAACTTTTTTTATTGTGCTGCCTACAGCGTACCCAGCGCTAGTTTTTACTATTTTTCCAGGTTTAGCTGCTTTAGTTGAGGCCTTTACACCTAGTGTAGTGGCTTTTTTTAATCCATTTTGTGCTATTTTTTTAGCACCAACCATAGTAGCTACTCTAACTACTCCTAGTACCACAGGTATGAATATTGGCATTATCTACTCACCGCCATTCTAATTGCATCCTCATTGGCTAAAATTGTTTTAATCTCTCTAGCAAGTTTCTTTTCATCAAGTTTAGTTCCTCCAGGTACATTTATGTTTACAGTGACTCCACCGTAGTTAGTATAGATTGTGCCACCACTACTAGAGCCGTCACCAGCAGAAGTTGGCGTAAATAAATTAACCCCCGCTTTTTTCTCAAATAAATTTGCTCCTTGAATTCCAATTCCTACTGGGCTACCAGAGGTTTGACTTCCAACTTCTCCAGGAGATACGGAAGCTGCCCCGCTTAGATACCCGAGCGGGTCTACTTTAATTCCACCCCGTCTTACTTCAAAGTGTAAATGTGGTCCAGTACTATTTCCAGAGTTTCCGCTTACTCCAACAACTTGTCCAGCAGTTACTTCTTGACCTTCAGAAACGCCTTTGCTAGCTAAGTGTCCGTAGTAACTTGAGTGACCGTCTCTATGTTGAATCTGTACATAGTTTCCAAACCCATCAGCGTCATAAGGAGTTCCTACAACTACTCCATCATTTGCTGCCATAACTGGGGTTCCTGTTGAAACCGCAAAATCTACTCCTCCGTGAGGCTGACCATAACTAGGACTCTTTTTTCCATTAAAAGTTAAGTGTCTTACTTGGCCGAACGGACTTGAAATTCTTGGGCTTCCTGATAAAGGTGTAACAGTGTTTCCTGTAGAACCTGAGTCTCCACCAACGCCGTATACATTTCTACTACCGTCACCTTGGTCTTCGGATTTTTCATTATCGTCATTATCGTCATCATTGCCTGTAACAAGTTTTATTATTCCGTATATAGAAGCTGCTATTGCAGCTCCTATTGCAGCTTTTTTACCAAACCCTGCTTTAGCTACTTTTCCAACTTTGCTACCAAAAAGACCTTTAAACATTTTTGCTGCAAAACCAGCCCCAAGTAATCCTCCAACTGCACCTACAGCACTGCCAACAGCGTTGTTTCCTCCACCCAAAAGAGTTTCAGCTTTAGATATTTGAGTAATAACATTACCAAATTTATCTACATGGTCTCTAAATGTTTGAGAAGCTTTTATTAACAAAGTATTTGCTTCCGTAATACCTTTAATTTGTTCATCTACTACCGCTGCGCCCATAGCGTTACCTTCTGAGGCTCTTCCTCCTTCAGAAGCCATATAGTCTGTAATTAGCCCAGAACGTCTTAATGACTCTTTGTCTAACTCAGCACCACCAGCTTTTTGCATAAGAGCATTTATAATTGCCATTCTAAGTTCTGGGGTTGAGCTAAAATATTGGTCTATGTAAGAACCTAAAGCGTGGCCTGGTTGCAAAGAAAAAGCAATTGCATCTTTAGTAATTTTCTTACCGCCTGCAGCAGCTGTAAGTTGTTTCCAAAGGTCGTTTGCAATATCATTTGGCTCTCTCATTTTTCCATCTGCACCGCGTACGTTTATGCCCACCATACGAAGTCTGTTTACACTAGCAGCTTGATTTAATCCTATAGCTGCATTCATACCACCTTGTAAACCTACTCCAGGTGCAAGGTTTGAAAATTGAGCAGCAGCGCCTTGAGCGTTAGCTCCTATCATTCCAGCGCTTAAACCCATCATTGCAGCGCGGTTACCATCTTCTGGAGAGATACCAAGACCTTGGTTCATCATTCGTTGTACGTCTCTACGACCGCTGCCACCCATAAAATTTAAACGAGCTTCTGTAACACTTCGTTCTACTGCTTGTTGATTTGTAGGAAGTGCTTGTGCAGCAACTGCTCCAGCTCCAGCAAGAGCCATTACAGCGCCCTTAACAAATTTACCAAAGCTCATTCCACCAGCAGCTTCAGAAGCAGCCTGTTGATTTGGATTAGGTGGCTGTACAAATCCGTTTAATGTTCCAGCCCCAGGCATCTGTGGAACTCCAGGCCCACTACCACCAGCAACGGCAAAAGCTCCGCTGCCTTTTCCTGCT